ACTTCATAGGGGGGCAGATTGCCGTTGGCGCCCGAGGCGCCCGCAGCGTCGGTGTTGGGGCTGGCGTAGCCGGTGTTGGCGGCTGCGATCATCCCGCTCGTATTGAAGTTGTTGCCATCGACGGTGATCGGGTGAGTGTGAGCGGCGCTGCGACCACCGGTCCCGAAGTTGTGGGCATGAGCACCCGCAGCGTCCAGCCCGTACAGGTTGGAGGGAGCACCCGAGTGGCCGGTGCCCGAGGTATCCATACCGAGCGTGCCAGCCCCGCCGTACACCCAGAACTGGTTGGCGCCACCCGCCGCCGCCGTGTGGGCATGGCTGCCCTGGGTGTCGGTCGTCCCGCTGTGGGTATGGTCGGCGGATTCGGTCCCCGACGAGGCGGAGTGGTTGTGGTTGGCGTTGTGCTGGTGGTCCCCGACCCCGTGCAAGTGAGCCTGTGTCGTGTGGGCGTGGCTGACCACGATCAGGTCGCGTGAACCGCCCTTGGCCCCGAGCGTGCCGAACAGGGGATCACCCGCCAAACGACCGACACCGACCCGCCCCTCGCGGTTGGGAAGGTTGAAGTTGGGGCCGACCCCACCACAGGTGTAGCCGATCACCGCGAACAGCGCCGCGTACAACGGATCGGTGGTCGACTTGCTGGCGCCGTTGCAGAACGCCCACCCGGCAGGTGCGACCGTCCCGGCATACTCCCATATCGTTCCGATCGGGATGACCTGCGAATCGACGTACGCCTTGGTGGCGGCGTGCTGGGCAGCGGTCGGCGCGCCCGGCAGCGAGAGCGGCCCGGTCATCGCCACCGAGCCGTCGCGGTTGATCAACTCCGAACCGATGTGGGCCTCGATCGTGTTGAAGTTGAAGTCCACGTTGATCGCGTCGGCTGGGGTGTTGTTGAGGATGTCCCTCAGCGGTGGCATCGCCGTCATGTCGTGAACCTCCGGGGATTGAACTTCAACACGACGGCGTCAACCGACCACGCCAGCGCGTCCGTGTAGTCCTCGGGCGAGAACTCCAACTGCACCGCTCGCGCCCATCCGAGCGAACCGCCACGAGTAGCGACAGCGGGCGCAGTCGGGCGCACGATCACGTCACCCTGCGCGCCGCCACCACCCCACAGCGCCCCGTTGCCCCAATCGAAGCCGCCACCGAGCGGATCGGCAGCACCGAGCGCGCGCCAGAACACACCACCCGCCGACTTCACACCGAAGATGTGCGAGCGCTGCGCCACGTCGGCGTCGTAGTTCCAGTACGTGTTCATGCGCACCGTCACCGCAGCCGGTGGCTTGCGAGCGATCACGCGCGGACGCAGCCACGACTTCTGCATCTCAGGGAACCCGGCGTGCTTCCACGACGTGCGGTAGTGGCAGCGAAAGCCGACCGTGGCGCCGCCCGGCTTGAACACGTCGCCCGCCAGGCTGGTCCCCGCCGTAGTGTGCATGACCCCGGCATAGCCAGTGCAGCCACAGGTCACGACCATCGGGAACTCGGTCGCCACGTCGGAACGCTCGACGATGCAAGCGATCGTGCCCAGCGCGGGCTTGTAGCGAATCCAGGCCCCGCGCCCAATCTCGGGGTCATAGACCATGACCGAGCCGTGACTGTTGAACTCCGGGTCAGGGTCCCACGGGATCGAGCACCCCAGCCGCCGACTGATCCAGCCCAGCCACACGTCGGTGTCGATCGCGATCGAGTCCATCGCCCGCCGAATCGGCTCGCTGATCAGTTGCGGGTCACCACCCTGGTAGCGATAGATGCCGTTGCGGCCCGAGGCCGAGTAGAAGTAGACCGAATCATCGGACTTGGTGACGGCACCGACCTGCGGTGATCCGATCGAGAGCGAGACCTTGATCAGCTGCCACGAATCCTTGTCATAGCCGTACAGCGCCCACACGCTGTCGACCTTGAAGATCAGCAGGTGATCGCGGAACGACTTCAAGGCCGTGATCTTGGAGCCGCCCTGCAGGATGTCGATGTAGTCGGCGGTGGCCCAGTTCTCGGGCATGTCGGGATGCGACCAGCGCACGCGGTTGGGGTAGGTGGTGCCGTTCTCGATCATGTTGGCGGCGAACATGTAGCCGCCGTGGGCCTCGGCCAACTCGCAGGCCGGGAAGGTGTTGTTGCCCGGTACGTCGTTGGTGTAGTCGTCGTCGTAGTTGCCGGTCGCCAGCTTGGTCATCAACGTCGCCAGGTTGCCGCTGGCGGGGATGCCCGTCACCTTCGCCGCCTGGTTGTTGCGACCGGTAGCGAGGTAGACCGTGTCGCCCCAACTCGCCAGGTCGGCAAGGTGCGGGCTGGCGGTAGCGGTGATCGCCATATCGACGAAGTTCTGGCCCTGCTGACAGGTCCAGACCTTGTTGGCGTTGGTCACGAACACGGCGAAGGCGCCGGTCGAGTACAGGTGCATCTCGGCGTTGCGCGGGCGCCAGTTGACGGCCGGGTTGACGACCACGTCGTTGGCGTTCCAACCGTTCCAGCCCGCCCGCGTCACGATCCCGCCACGCGGGTCCATGTTGACGTTGAGCATCGACGGTGACTCGTTGTCTTCGAGCATGAAGTCGGTCTCTCGAAGATTGAGCCCTCCCGTGAAGTCGAGAACGTTGAGCGGCTGGGCGGTCACGGCGGCGACAGCACCCAACTATTGGGCCCGCGCGGCACGCCCGCGATCGAACCCGAGTACACCAGCGGGCGTTGGTGACGCGGGTCCATGATCGCGGAACGTGCCGCCTCGGCGTCACGCATCCAGCGATCCATGTAGACCGCTTCCAGCGTGTCGTCTTCCTGCTGGGCGTAGGCCAGGCCGCAGGCGTAGTGCGTGAGGCAGAAGTGCAACCGAGCGTCGCAGTCCGGCTCGTTGGCGGCGTTGAGCCACGTCAGCGGACGCCGGTAGCCGCGCAGCACGTACGTGCGCGGATTCACCATGTCGCCGTTGCGCGGGTACGTCGTGATCTGGCCTCCCCACACGGCGTACTGCGTCGGCAGCGTCGTCCCCACCTGCGGCCCGCTGTACCAATCCTCCGCGAACTCCGGTGCCACCATCTGCAGCCGGTAGTTGTTGACCTTGTCGGTCAGCGAGTGGATGCCGGGCGGGTTCACGTCGCCCGGCAGGGCGATCATCGAGGCGCCGGGATCGAGCACCACGTCCCAGGTCTGCTCGTAGAACGGCCACTGTGTCTCGCCGTTGATCGTACGCTCGAAGCCCTGCTGCAGATAGGCGTCGATCGTCGGGTCAGGCAGATCGGCCGACGTGGTCTGCGTCTGCACCCGCACCACACCACGCAGTTCAGTGACGTTCATCCGAACAGGTCATCCTCCGTGATGACACCGGAATCGGCGTCAGTTGGTGAAGTCGAGTCAGTATTCAGTGAAGTCGGCTCTGGACTTGGAGTTGTCTTCGGCGCGCGCTTGGCCTTCGGCTTCGGCTTGGCCTCGTCCGGCCACTGTGGGACGGCGGTGACGCCCGACTGGAAGCGATTGGCGGGCGAGACATCGCGCCCACTGGTCTCGTGACTGCGGCGCTTGTCGGTCGACCTGCTCCCGTAATGCTCGCTGACCAGCACGGCGTCGGGCCGCGTGGCGTTGATCGGTCGGGCGTACGGATTGTTGGGTCGAGGTTCTGGCATGACGCCATCCTTTCAGGTCGCCCGGCTCGGCCAGCGTGAACGGGACCGAGCCGGGCGATGAAGGTCACGGCGCCTTGCTGATTCCCGTCAGCTTGAACAGGCGGCGCCGGTTGTTCACGACGGCGTTGCCGAACGTCGTGATGAAGGCGACGCGAGCGTCGATGGCATTGGCCGACGTGGCGCCGACACCAGCACCCGAGGCCACCGAGGCGGTCATCGACGGGTCGCCGCTGCCGAGGTTGCCGGTGAAGCCCGAGTGCTTGAAGTTGCGATCCTTGTGGATCACGAGGCCGACGTAGTCGGAGTTGATCCCGAACATCACCCCGGCCGGGCAGTCGGCGTCCCACATGATGGGGACGTTCTCGAACAGCAGGTTGCGGAAGCCGAGGTTGGCCTTGTTGGTGTCGGTGTAGCGAACCTGCGGCGTCAGCGTCGACTCGTAGAACGAGTACGTCGCCGGGTCGGTGAAGATCGCATCGACCTCATCGCCACCGTTGTCGCTGGTCGTCATCACGGCCGTGCGCATCTCGGTTTCGAGCCCGGCCGCATCGACGGCACCGACCGCCTTCTCGTACGACTTCCACCACGCCTCGGTCGCCGGGTCGATCCCACCCACCGGAGTGGTGTCGTCGATCAGCACGACCAGCGAGTTGAAGTCGTTGGCGGGCGTGGCCGAGGCGTAGGTGCCGTAGAGCATCCCCGACAGCCGCTTGCGCAGCGTCTGCTCGGACTGCTTGATCTTGGCATCGAGCACGTTGATGATCTGGCTCTTGCCGGTGTTCTGCGCTTCCTCCAACGCCGAGATGGCGATGGTCGCGAACAGCTGCTTCCAGAAGTACTGCGCCGCAGTCACGGTGTTCTGCGGCTTGACGGCGATCGTGTCCCATTCGCCGTAGCTGTCCGCCTGACCTTCGGCGTACAGCAGCTGCTCGACGATCGAATAGCCGCCATCCTCGATGCGGACGCGGCCGTTGCTCTGCAGATGCTCCAACAGCGGACGCTTGCGGAAGATGTTGTCGATCAGCTTCCCATGCGCGTTGTGCATCGTGGTGGACAGGACTTCGTTCCAAACGGATGGAACGTGGGTGGCGAGTGTCATTGGTCAGACCCTTTGGGCTATGACCGATCAGCGCTGACGGCGCTCCACTTCGTCGAAGGCCGCTTCGATCGCTTCACGGTATGTCGAGTATTCGGCGTTTACAGGAGCCGAACCACCCCCGACCACACCCGTGCCATTGCCAATCACCGCTGCCGCTTGCGCGGCTGCAGCCTGGCGCTGTTGTTCCTCTGTCGCCCTCTGTTGCGCTGCCGTTTGCTGTGCGCTCTGCTGCGCCTGAAACGCCATCGACTGGTACACCAGCGGCAGATACTCGATCCCGAGGTTCATCTGCATCGCGGTGCCGACGACAGCACGGAGTTGGTCTTCGTTCAGTCCGTACTGCTGCTGCAACCCGTACACAGCCCGCTGCAGTTGCTCGTCGGCTTCGCGCTGCGTGAATCGACGTTCGAGCGCTTCGCGTGCTTGGCGCTCTTGGTACAACTCACGTTCGAGAGGATCATCGAACTCGGGCTCTGTCTCCATCTCAGCTTGCTGAGCGGCAGCCTGTGCTCGCTGCAGGCCCAGGTACTGCTCGACGCTCATCCCCGCGTGGTCAGCGAGGATTTGGACGGTCAGCCCAGGATTGGCCTGCATTGCCTGGTGGAGTCGGATGGCGTCTTCGGCCTGTCTCCGTTGCTCAGCCAGTTGCTGCGAGTGCTGCGTGAAGGCAGCCTGTCGTTGATACCCCTGCAGCGCTTCGTCGAGCGGGACCGAGATTTCCTCGCCATCGACCTTGACCTTCACATGCTTGCTGCGAAGGCTGTCGTCGAGTTCGAGGTATTCCGGCTCTGCTGGCGGTGGCGGTGTCTCGGGTTGTGACGGCGGAGACTCGACTTGTCCGGGCGCTATGCCGGGGTCGCTCTCACCCGCCTGCCCCTGTGGGGCGGGTGCGTCTGACACTGGAAACCCTCCTTGGTGTCGTCGATCGACATTGAAGCAGACTTCGTGTACCGTCCGCCACCATGAGTGATACTCCCGAGGAAACCGAAGTCGAAATCGGCCCCGATGACAACATCGGCCACGGCGTCGGCAACTACCAAGACGACCCTGAGCAGACCGGTGAGGCGCCCGAGGCGCCTGCTGACGACGACGACTGATCAGTAGGGCGCTGGTGCCATCTCGCCGTTCGGCGGTGGCCCGCCCTGGCCCATCATTGCCGCCAGCATCTCGGGCGGCATCCCAGGTGGCGGCGCGCCGTTCGGCGGCGGCGTGCCGTTCGGCGGTGGCCCGCCCTGGCCCATCATTGCCGCCAGCATCTCTGGCGTGAGTTCCTGCGGCATCCCCGGTGGCGGACCCTGCATACCCGGCGCTGCCGCCCCAGGCGGAGGGGCAGCGCCCTCCGGTCCGCCTGGGGGCGGAGGCCCACCCTGAGGCGGCGGGGTGTTGATGAAGCGCCCGGCATCCTTGATCCCGAACCCCTTCTGCAACAGTTCCTGCGCGAAGGCGGGCATGTTGATCACACCGGCCTGCATGAACGGCGTCATCGCGTCGACCATCTGCATCGCTGACTGACGACGGAAAGTCTCGTTGCGAGGCTCGGTCGAGCCACCCTGGACTTCGTAGTCGAACTTGCCCTTGACCCTGTCGGCATCGAAGTTGACCCACGCCCGAACCGGCATCGTGACGACACGCGCGACCTGATCGCCGGTCACGTACTGCTGCATCAGGCCGACGATGCGCTCGGCAATCTCACTCAGCACACCCTCGATCTTGGCGAGTCGATCCTGAGCGCGCGAGTTCGACGCGTCCTGGATCATCGCCGCCTCGGTGGCGGTGCGCTTGATCTGCTGCTGCGGCGCCCCGCGCTGGTAGTCGCTGACACCCGACACGCGGTCCAGATCGTTGGCGATCATCGCTGACTGGTCGAAGAACTCGGGCGGCGTGATCACCACCGGGACGGGCGCCATCGCGTCGGACGGGTTGGCGTCGCCCTGGACCGGGATCATCACGTTGTCCTTCTCGGACTCCAACGCCTTGGTGCCGTCCTCGTCGAATCGGTCGCGGGCGTACAGCCACGCGCGACGGAACTTCTTGCGGTAGTTGAACATCTGCGTGCGGGTCTCGTTCAGTTCCAACTGCAACGATTCGATCTGCGCCACGTCACCGACCGGATAGAAGTGATCGGGAATCTCGTAGTTGCGCAGCATCACGAACGGATGCCCGAAGGCGTACGGCATCTGCGCTGGCTTGATCAGGAAGCCACCACCGAGTTCGTCGCTGTCGTTGCTGCCGCTGGCTGCGAACGTCGAGACCTTGTACCGCTTCAAGTCGTAGAACTCGATCACTTCCACGAACGTGATCGCACCGGGGTCGGGCTTCTCGTCTTCCTCGCGACTGTCGCCGCCACCCTCCGGGCTGGTGTCCCAGCGACTCCACGACGAGCCCGACACCTTGCGCCGGTTGGTGACCGAGTAGCGACTGTCGACCTGCACGTCCTGCACCGGACGCCACGTTCGCTGGGCGATCCAGCGCATCTCTTTCGGGTGGCGCGCGTCGGGGTCGACGAACATGTCGAAGATCGAGACACGTTCGATGAACGGGCGATCCTCGTCCCACTGCAGCATCTCGCTCTCGACGTTGCCGGGCTTGTCCTCGCGATCGTCGATGCCCTCGTCGCCGCCCGCGTTGTCCTCGCTCTCGGCAGCACCACTCTCGGCAGGCTTGGCCTCGGGTGGCTTGCTCCACTTGTAGCCGCACTTGACCCAGCCGTGCCCGGCCACGATCCAGTCCACGCACGCCAGCCGGAACTCCCGCTGGTAGTCGTAGGCCCGCCACAGCCAGTTCAGCACTTCCTCGGTGATGATCGCCGTCGCTGCCGACTCCGGGTTGCGAGCGTTGATCACGAACCGCGGATAGTTGATCGCCACCGCGGGCAGCATCACGTTGACGGTGGCGAAGATCAGGTTGACCACCAGCTGATCGGTCGACGGATCGCCCTCGATGTAGCGCCCTTGGTACAGCTGGATGTAGCGCTTCCACTCGTCGTCGTAGTTGGTGGTCGACGACGAGCGCCAGTTCTTCGAGCGCTTCAACTCGTTCTGATAGAAGCGCAGCAGTTGCCCCTGGTTCATCTCATTCCTCCGGTGGCGTTGGCTCGTAGTAGCGCTCGATGTTCGGGTTGCGCGCTAGCTCACGCTCGTTGTCGGTGCCGAGATGCTCCCGCATCCACTCGCCCTTGGTCATTGCCTTGAATCCTGCTCGTCCTTGCAGAGCGCCCCCGTTGAAGGTGAAGCCAACGGTGGACACGCGACAACGGAAGCACTCGGTGCGCCCTGGCTCGGCGGGCTTGCCACACGCGCACTGGTTCACACAACCCCAAGCTGCTGATCGAGCCAGGTGACGAGCGTGCTGCGATTCTTGCCCGCCCGCTCACGATCGAGGATGATCTGAATCTTCCCGGCCCGCTCGGCGTTCATCGGCCATGCCTCGATTTCGGCCTTGACCTCGTCAATGTTCATGTCGCCGGGATCGAACAGATCATCACCAGGCATCTGCGGGTCGGCGCCAGGCGTTGTCGTGCGCTCGATCAGCAACACCGGGGTGGCGTCGGGTGGCGTCACGAAGCCACCGCTGTTGCCGGTATACGTCACCGTGTAATCGAAGTAGCCGGTCTGGCTGCTGACAGCAGTGATCTTGTACTCGACCCACATCGTGGTGTCGTCGCGGTAGTACAGGCGCAGCGGGTCGTTGACCGCCCACGAGCCGGTGGGATCGGTGCCGCTCGCCACGGTCTTGCTCACGAACACATGAGTCACCGCCGAGCCGTTGATGTTGTTCAGTCGGACCTCGCCCGCCAGGATGCCAGCCGCAGCGAGGCCGGTATCGAACACCCATCCCGCGAGCGGCGTCGCCGTACCCGCGCCCGAGCCCGGCCACACCTTGCTGCCCCAGTTGATACCCAGTGGCGGGTTCTCGCGCGTCGACCAGCGCCGATTCGGCTTCTGATGCTTACCCTTGGCAGCTGGGCGCTGGTTGGACTGGATTCGGGTCTTGGTCATCTCGATTCCTCTCAGTGGCGGCGCACCGCGAAGGCGCCGATCTTGGGGCGATCTTCAATGATCGCAGTCTTTCGCTTGCCGTTCATCAAATCATCGAGTGAGTTGCCGTACAGCGTGCGCTGATACCAGCCGACCGTGCCAGGGCCCGGCTCGACCTTGGGCTGGAACTCGGAGAACCACACGAACTTCAACATCTGATTGGCGATCGCCAGGCTGATCACCCGGTCGTCGTAGGGGGAGCCCTGCATCTTGCCCTTGTCGGTACGCACGAACGTCCGCAACTCCGCCAGGGTCTCGGCACACCACAGCGTCAGCCTGCCGTCACCGCGCAACTCCTTGCCGAGTTCGTCGATCATCAGTGGCTTGGTGACCTGGTCGGTGCGGAACCCCATCACGTCGGTGGGAACGGACTTCTTGTACTTGGGCGACCGTTGGTAGTAGAGCGGGAAGTACTTCACCCGCCGCAACGCAGTCAGGGTGGTGAGCCCGTGCATGTTCGACTCGACACCGATCAGCGCTTGGTTGTACCAACGCCCGACCCGAGCGAGCACGTCGCTGCCGAGCAGGTCAGGGTCGATCAACCCACACCAGGTAGCAACGACATGACCGTTGCGTGCGTTGATGACGTGGATCGAAGCACGGTCGCTGTGTTCGAGGCCCTGCGACGGGTCGGCTCCGATGACGTACTTGCCGTCCTTCTCGGGGGGCTCCCATACGTGCAGCGCGCCGCCGTCTGTGATGAACTCACCGCGCTCATCGAGGTAGCCCATCAGCTGCGGGTCGGTTGGTTCGATTTCACGCAGGCGGCGCAGATCGAACACCGGGCGACCTGATTTCAGGAACGCATCCTCGGGGTTGTCCGGGTACTCCTGCGCCATCTGCCAGTCCGGCAGTTCCGCCGCGCGAGCGTCGTACCAGGCTTGGTCACGACCATTGGCCGACCACGGGAAGAACAGCGGCTCGAACCGGTTGTGGCCGACGATCGCCTGCTGCCACAGCGAGTGGAACAGGTTGCCCTCGCCGTTGGCCGTCGACATCATGATGATCCGACCGCCAACATCAGCGACGGGCTCGATCGCGCCCCACGCTTCCTCGGAGTTAGGCAGGAACGCCAACTCGTCGACGACCACGAGGTAGGCCGACTCACCACGCGCGGGGTCTGACGCTGACGGCAGCGACTCGATGTAGCTGTTGTTGGTGAACGAGAACGTGGTCAGCGTCTGATTGATCGGCCCGCCCTTGAACTTCATCCACTCGGGCAGGAACTGGTAGCCGTACTTCGACTTCGACAGCAGCTTGATTGCTTCCCGCTCGGTGCGGCTCAGCATCAGCACGGCACGGTCGGGGTAGAAGAACGTGAGCCAGAAGGCGTAGGTCGCGATCAGCGTCGAGAACCCGATCTGGCGTGCCTTCAAGATCAGCACATGACGATGGTTGAGCCAGGTGAACACGGTCTCGACCTGGCTCTCGAACGGCTGGAAGATGATCCGGCCGCGCTCGGGGTGGCGGATGTACCAGTAGTGCTCGCAGAAGTACATGAACCCGGCCAACAACTTGTCGGGGTCGTCAGTCTGCGGGCAGCACAGTCGCCACTGCTGCTCGCGCCAGACTTCCTCGAACGAATACTCGCTCGGGTTCAGATCGGCGCTGTTGGCTGCCATTCGTCTGCCATCGTCTTGCCGTCGCCGTTCGTCGTCGGGTCCACGTCTTGCGGCACCAACGCCTGCAGACGCTGAATCTCCTGCTGCGCCTGTTCCAGTTGCAGTTGCAACACTTCGTTCTGCGCCTGAGCGACACCGAGTCGCGTCGCCATGCGATTGATCAACACTTCCTCGAAGCTGGCCTCTCGCTGCTCGTCGCTCATGGGTTCACCACCGGGGGATCAGGAGGCCAGTTGGTGACGACGGCCGATGTGATCGCACCATCGGTGACGACATCAGCATCATGACCGGGTGAACCACGACCAGCCGTGATGCCGGTCTCGTATTCGACCTGCACGGCCGAGGCCACCGCCCAATACATCGCCGTGAAGGGCGGCGAATAGCCACTCTTGACCTGCTTCGCGAACTGCGTGTCTTTCAGGTCGGGGTTGTTGATCGCCTCGGCGTTGATCGACGCCGTGATCCGCACCTGCAGATCGGGGTCGGCTGCCGCCTGGGCGACACTGTTGAAACTCATGCTGCTTTCCTTTCCAGCTGTTCGATGCGAGCGACGAGTGCCTGGATCGCGCCCGCCAGTCGTGGCGTTGCCATCTCGTAGGCGATCGCGTTGGCCCAACCGGGACGCAGGCTGTCGGGCCCGCAGACGTTGACCATCGACGGGGTAACGGCAACGTGATCCTCAGCGATGAACCCCTCGGCGTGCGTGCCATCGGCAATCAGATCGAACTCGACCGGACGCCAGCGCGTGACTTGATCGAGACACTCATCGGGATCGAGCACAGTGATGTTGTCCTTGAACTCACGCGACGAGAACTTGTTGTAATCCTTGCCCGCGTTGATGAACACGCTGCCGCCTGACGCCAAGAAGAACTGCGAGCCGGTGACGGTGTTGAGCAGCACGGTCCCGTAACCCACCAACTGCGGCCCGTTGCACGCCTCGCCCGAACCACTCGGGGTGGCGCTGGTGTAGTTGAGTCGGTGGTTGTTGTCGCCCGACCCGGCCAGCCGGATGTAGTTACCGAGCCCCATGTTCATGGAGCCGTTGCAGACGATCGTGGGCAGAGTCGATGTCCCGTCGATCAGCAGACCGCCGCTCGTATAAATCGTCTTGCCGTTGTACGCGCGCATGTACGTGGCGTCGGCCATGTACCAGCCACCGCCGTAGTCCTGCCAATAGATGCCGGTGCCACCGCGCACGCGGAACCATTCGCCGTTTCCTTGATAGATCGCACCGTCCGCGTAGATGTGACCCTTGGCGATGAAGTTGGTGTTGTCCCACGTCCCCTTGACGCCGTAGGCGGCAGAGCGGAAGTAGATCACGTCGCCGTCGATGTAGGCATCCGTCTTGGCGTGCAAGTTGACCCAACCGGCGCTGCTCGACAGGCGTGGTGTCGTGGCACCATTGGCGCCCGTCGAGCCATCGAGGTTCAGATCGACCTGCCCCGTCCCGTGACCGAACGAGAAGACTTGGGTGCTGGCGTCAATCTTCAATCCCAGCCCGGACCCGGAGTTCCAGACGTACAGGTCCCTGGTGCCGTTGCCGTTCCAGTCCTGCCCGATTTCCCATCCGGTGCCGAACTTCATGTAGGCCCGCTTCGACGTGGAGGGACCTTCCTCCAACGTCAGCTGTAACGGGAACTGCGCCGAGCTACCGCCACCGATGTTGACCGACCCGCCGTAATAGTTGAGCCGCAGGACCGCGGCCGCGCCGTTGTTGCGGGCCATGAATCCGGTCCGATAGCCAACGACGTTGTACTCGCTGATTACGCCGATCGTGAGCGGATCACCCATCGCCGGGGTTGAAGCCAGCGCGGGCGTGTAGGTCGACGGGATGTAGACCTTGGGCGGGTCGTAGCCCCAGCGCACGGCGAAGTCGGGGGCGCCGCTCTTGATGATCAGGTCACCGACCGCGCCGCCAACCGGCACCGGGCCACCGCTCGGTCCCTGCGCGCCGACACCCTGTACCGGCACCCAGGCCCCGCTGACTCTGGCGTAGAGCACACCCATTACGGAGCCGTCCTGGTGACCGGGCCGATGTCTTCGATCACGAACTGCGAGGGGTAGACGTACAGTGGGGCAGCAGGTGCCCCCGTGCTGCCGATCGCGATCCGATACTGGCGAGCGACGCCGTCACCCTGACGGATGTTGAATCCTTCGACCGAGTTCCACATCAGCGTGAAGATGTGCCAGTGGTCGATCCAACCCAAGTTCGTCACGTTGTCGTACAGCACGAAGTTGGTCGTAACCGGTGTGTTCGCTGCATCCTGACGGCCGACCGCGCGGAAGCTGAACGAGAAGCGATACATGCGATCGACGCGACACGTCGTCGCCAGCACCGGAGTGAGGTACGTGACGGTGTTGATCGGGCAAGCGATCTGACCGCCATTGTTGACGTAGCCCCACAGCCCCCACGCCACGTTCGGCGGCAGGTTGTTCGCCCACTGCGTGTCCTGGTCGGTCGACGACTTCTTGGTCAGCACCTGATCGACCGTGCCGCCCGCGGGTACGCCGAGTGGGACCCCCGGCGCGTCGGTGTCGTACCAGAAGTCGACGAGATTGTTGGCCGGGAACGGATCGTCCGGCTGGATCATCACTTCGTCGGGCCCGATCGGACCCTGGATGCCCTGCGGACCCTGAGCGCCGGTCGCGCCCTGCGGACCGGTGTTGCCGATCGGACCCTGCGGACCTTGTGCGCCGGTCGCTCCGGTCGGACCCTGGGCACCGGTCGCGCCGGTATCGCCCTTGACGCCCTGCGGACCCTGAGCGCCGGTCACGCCCTGGATGCCCTGCGGGCCCTGCGGCCCGGTCGGGCCGCGCATCGTGCCAATGTTGACCCAGGTACTCCCGTTCCACATCCACCCGATCCCGCCCGAGTCGATCACATAGTCGCCATCGGTGTGGGGTGGCGGCACCTGCACGCTGGTCGGCGGACCAGGCGTCGGGATCGTGCCGATGAAGTTGTTGCCGCCGCCACCAGTGCCGGACGCCAGCTTGCGCCGAAGGTCGAAGAAGTCCCGCCGCTCGGCGTCGTGGGTGCGTGGCTCGAAGCCCGAGTGCGTCGGGCGCGAACTCATTCGTTCGCCACCAGCTTCAAGCGCCGCTCGCGCTCCTGCTCGGCGTAGTGGTTGGCGATGAACGCCAACTGCTCGTCGTCGAGGTCTTCGGCGGGACGCTTGACGGTGACTTCGATCTGCTGCGGACGCAGCCCTTCGGCCAGGTCCATGTACTTGGCCGCGGCCTGAACGTGGCGAGGATCGTCAGCATCCGACCCGGTGCGAAACAACGTGTCCATCAGCGTCTGCTTGCGCTCCGGGCTGCCGACCGTCTGCAGGTAGTACGCCTCCCACGCCTTCAAGAACTCGGGGTCGTTCTTCCAGCTGCTCATCGTGGCCGAGGAGGTTCGCAGGCGGCGCGCCAACTCCTGCTGAGTCTGCGGCTCGCGCTCGCGCTTGGGGGTACACAGCCATTCGATGAATCGCTGTTGCTTGTCTGCCAGAGCGAGCCGTCCCACGCAGGACATTGTGACCCATTCCCCGAGGAATAAGCCACAGCCGGTTGACCCTTGGCCTACTGTATGCTACGCTATGGTTATGGCAACACCGAGAGCATTCGTCCATGAGGAACGCGAGCCGATCCCTCCCGAAGACGTGACCGTGCAGCTGAACATCAAGGTGCCCTGGCACTACCGCGAGCAGCTGCAACGCATGGCCCGCGAGGCAGGCACGTCGTTCAACCGCTTCGTGATCAACGCCCTCGTCCGCTCCGTCCCGCCCGACAAGCGATGATCCACTGTGGCGTTGACCCAGGGGTCTCGGGAGCGATCGCCGTGATCGACACCGACACCGCCAGAGTCGATGTGAGCGACCTACCGCAAGGGCCGTACGGCCTCGACCCGGTTGCCTTCGCAGAGCAACTCGACGCCTGGGGAGTGCAGTCGGTCACCCTCGAAGACAACCGGGCGATGGGTAGCAACGGCAGTCTTGCGAACTTCTCGATGGGGCGCGCGGTGGGTTTGATCATCGCCACCGTGCTCGTCACCGGACGCCCCCTGCACCGCGTCAAGCCTCAGGAATGGCAGCAGTCGGTGGGGGTCTCAAACATCAAAGCGGCTGAGCGCAAAGAGGCACACCGTCAACGCGCACGCGAGTTGTTCCCGGAGTGCGAAGTGCAGTTGAAGCGCAAGGCCGATCACAACAGAGCCGATGCCCTGTTGATCGCGGAGTATGCACGGAGGGGACCGAAATGACCGCACTGTTACACCGTGAGTTCAGGATGATGCTCATGGACATTGCCGCCTACGGAGAGACCTCACTGGAACGAGAACTGGCCGGGCTGGCGCTCGACCTGTACGACGCCGGGCCCGAGAACCCGAACGTCGTCAACATCGTCAACTCATTCGCACGGAGGGCTCTCCATGTCGCTTGATCTGGACGAACTCGGCGCGACCAC